CAATTTACTTTATAGTAATTTACCCAGCAGCAGTCGCTTTAGAGTTATTAATCATAGGCTGGTTAGATTAAATAAGCCTTGCTAAAATAAGGAGGTTAAAAAAATGGAAGATTACTTCCCAATATTTTATTTTTCGGACCAAAAGGCTAAAACACATTTTGAGGTTGAAAAGTTACCCTTAACACAAAAAGGCAACATGCTAAAGACAGGCGATTTTATTTTTTACATGCAAACTGAAGATGATTATGCAAAAGTTGCCTTATCGTTAGAAAAAGCCCTATTTTTAGCAAAGTTAATCAATGCTTACTTTATTTTTCCAGAGAAATACAGAAAAGTTAATTTTCACCTTGAAAACGGGAGTAGGCTTACAGCTGTAATCGATAATGAACTAACGTTAATTTACACTTCAAAAGAAAGAACAATTACAATAACTCTCTCTCCAGATTTGGCTGTGTGGTTAGCAAGTGTTTTAGAGCTTGAAGCAAAAGAAGAGTACTTGCTTTTGAAAGATATGAGAAATGAAGCTTACAACATGCTCAAAATGAGAATGCAAAAAGATGAATTAGGAGAGAGGGATTATGGTTAAATGTCCTTTGTGTAGTAACAATAAAATAATCTATGATCCAGCGAGGGGAGAATACTACTGTTCAAACTGTGGTTATGTCATTGATGTTGAAGAAGAAGCAAGTATAAACCACCATGAGCCTATAAGCTCAATTATTACATCAAACTTTTCTCCTCCCAAAAGGCTTAATGTGATCTATATAGAAAAAGACGTTTACAGAATATGCTCTCAATTATATTTGCCAAAGTACCTCAAAGAAGAAGCCTTAAACCTATTATTCAAAGTTGCTAAAATTGATTTAACTGGTAAACACATTCGGCTTGAAGCGATAGCTCCAGCCCTTATCCTGTTAGCAGCTTATATTCATCATTTTTCTGAATTAGACTTATTGACACTATTTTATTATTCTAATGCAGCACCTAACGAGATCTTGAACACTTACCATAAGCTTTACGATTTGTTAAGATACTACACAAAAAAGTAAGGATGTCGTACTGTAATAATATGGGGAAGAGTGAATAAATGTATAGGGCTGGGTAAAGAGGGATGACAGCCAACAGGCTTAACCTCTCCCAGTCATCCCCTTTGGGGTTTACACAATTTAACAAAGTGTAAAAGTTTTCGGTGAGCATCATGAATGAAATGCTGCAGGTTAAATTTGTTGAATTGGATAAAATAATACCTTATGTTAATAACCCTAAAGCTCACCCAGATGATCAAATTAAGAAAATAGCAAGTTCAATAAAAGAGTTTGGCTTTAAAGTACCAATTATTGTTGATAAGGACTTTGTGATTATTGCGGGGCATGGAAGGTATTATGCTGCTAAATTGTTAGGGCTTGATAAAGTACCAGTCATTATTGCAGAGGATTTAACCCCAGCCCAAGTTAAAGCTTTCAGAATTGCTGATAATAAAGTTGCGGAAAGTGAGTGGGATTATGAAAGCTTACTTGCTGAATTGGAGCAGTTGAAAGATCTTGATTATGACATTGAATTAACAGGTTTTGATGAAGAAGAGATTGAGAGATTGATTAAATCTGTTGGTGTTGAAGAGGTTAAGCCTGATGATGTTGCTGATGATACTGAGATTGAGATGCAGCAGCATGAACCCTATAGTATATATTATGATATATGGGTTTTGGGAGAGCATAAATTGATGTGTGGGGATAGTACAAAACGTGATGATGTGTTGAGGTTGATGGATGGGGAAAAAGCAGATATGATTATAACTGATCCACCATATGGGTTTGGTGATCTATCATGGTTTGATAATGCATTGACTATTGCAAATAATGATAGCTGTGAAATATTTGTTATGAATAGCGATAAGTATCTTGTTAAACTTGCATATAACTATTTTAATTATTTTAAGTATTTCTTCTCAGTTACACTAAAGCCTGGCATTTTAGTTAATAACAATATGCCAATAACGGCTCATGATTTAATTGCTTACTTCAGAGTAGGCAAAACAAAGTTCAAGAATTTGCATGATGCTTTTTCAACTGCAATTGAAATTAATAAACGCAAGGATGGGGATCATAGGCATATGAAACCAGTTTCTCTCTTTGAGCAGTTTATAATGCATTTCTCTGATGATAAAGATCTTGTTGTTGATCTGTTTGCTGGATCTGGTACGGCATTAATCGCAAGTGAAAGACTTGGGAGAGTAAATTACTCAATGGAATTGAACCCAGAATTTGTTGATTTGATAGTAAAGAGGTATATTGACAATTTTGGCGATGACGAGGTTTATTTGGTTAGGGATGGTAAAAAGATTGAGTTTGATGAGATAAGAGACGAGTTTTTAAAAATGTTTGATATGTGAATGGAGATGAATTACAAAGAGCTTTTAGCATCAATGCCACCAAGGGCATTAAAAGCTTATGAGGTTTGGGTTAGAACACACTCTATTAAAGAAACTGCAAGGATAATTGGAGTGAGTAGGGCGACAATACACAAATGGAAAAAGAAATACAAATGGGATTTAATTGAAAAAGAAAGGCTTTTGCAAACAATTGAAGAAGATGAAAATGTTATTGAAAAGATAAAGGATGATCAAAGAAAGATAGTTAATGCAGCAATAGCAGCAGCAGTTAAGCAGCTTAAAGAAGGCAAATTAAAAGCAAGATCATTTAGTGATCTGGTCACTCTTCTAAAGTATAGGCTTGAACTTGAAGGAGAGTTCAAAGATGATGTAAATGTAAACATTAATTTCTCTCTTGCAGCCTTACATGAGGAGTTAATGAAAAGAAGGGCAAGGCTGGAGGGGAACAATAATGGATAGTGATTACTTTATTGAGCTTTTAGAAGCATGGAAAGAAGACCCAATACTATTTATTGCAGACTTCTTTAATGAAACACCAGATAAAAAACAGGCTGATGTTTTAAGAGCCTTGCCACATGCAAATAAAATTGCTGTAAGGTCCGGGCATGGAGTTGGAAAAACATGGTTAGCATCAAGAGCAGCAATTTGGTATTTCGTAACCCATCCCTACAGCAAGGTTATTACTACTGCTCCAACATGGCAACAGTTAAGGAAAATACTCTGGAGTGAAATACATTCTGCAATGAGGAAAGTACCAGACGTTTTCAAGGCTAATTTTGAAATTTTAGACGTGGATATTTATATGAGAGATGCGAATGGGAACAGGTTAGCAGATTGGTTTATAACCGGTAGAAGTAGTGATAAGCCCGACAACATGCAAGGTTTTCATGCTCCTTACTTGTTTTATATTGTTGATGAAGCAAGTGGTGTTAAAGAAGAGATTTATGAAGCAATTGAAGGAAGCCAAACAACTAATGCAAAAATGCTTTTAATTGGTAACCCTATAAGACCAGAGGGCTATTTTTATAATGCTTTTCACAAAAATAGGGAATTATGGACAACTTTTCATATTAGTTGTTATGATAGCCCAAGAGTGAGCAAAAAATGGATTGAAGAGAGAAAGAAAGAATGGGGAGAAAATAGCCCAGTTTTCAAGGCGAGAGTGCTTGGTGAGTTCCCGGATATGGTTGAAAATGCGCTTATCCCCCTTGCATGGGTGGAGAGGGCAATCCAAAACAATTTTGAGTTCAAGCCAGCTGATGAGGATGTTAAAATAAGAATTGGTGTTGATGTTGCAAGGCATGGGCAAGATGAAACAGTTATAACTGTAATCGGACAAAAGGGAGATTTAGTTAAGGTTTTTGAAATTGTTGCTGCTCAAGGCAAAGATACAACATGGACAGCAAGAAGGGCGAAACGATTATTTGATGCATACCAGGCTGATGTTGTAAATGTTGATGATACTGGTGTGGGTGGTGGGGTAACTGACTTGTTAAAAGAAGAAGGAGTTAAGGTGAACCCAATTAAGTTTGGAGCTAACCCAACGAATGATGCCGCCAAAATACTCTTCGCAAATTTGAAAGCCCAGGTCTATTACGAATTAAGAGATTATTTTGATCCAGCAAAAGACGGGGCGATTGATATTCCAGATAATACAAAACTAATAAGAGATTTAACAAGTTTAAAGCAAGATTACACCAGCAGAGACAAAATACAAATCATTGACCCACCAAAAAGCCCAGATTATTCTGATAGCCTTGCGATGGCTGTTACAACAGTTGGAGTTAAAAAAGTGTTAAAACCACCTTCAATTTTTTTGAGGTGAGGGGATGGAATATAAAATTTATGTTGGGACAGTTGGAATAAAGCTTATTGTAGAAACAGGGCAGGACCTATCAACAGCTTCTCAAGTTAGTTTATTGGTAAAAAAGCCAGATAAAAGTCAGGTCGAATGGGTAGGGGTTGCAAATGGTACAACAATTGAGTACGTTGTAAAAAGCGGAGATTTGGACCTTGCAGGCACATACATAATACATGCAAAGGCTGTTTTTGCGAATGGAGATGTTTGGTTTGGACAAGCTGAAAAATTAGTTGTTTATGAATTGTTTGAATAAATATGTTTGGAGGTATGGGAATGAGCAAAGAGGGGTTTAAGATGAAAGGAAAGGTAAAAATACGAATTTTTAAGGCGAAAACAGGCGAAGTTATAGAGGAAGAGTTTGATAATTTGGTAGTGAACGTTGGAAAAGCAGAAGTAGCCAAGCTTATAGGGGCTGGGCTTGGGGGCGCCGCTTTTAGTCATATTGCGATTGGTACGGGTACAACTGCTGCTGTTGCAACCGATACTGCATTAGAAGTTGAAGTTGTGAGGAAGGCTGCAACTGTAACCTCGGTAACAACAAACGTTACTAATGATACAGCCCAATTTGAGGCAACTTTTTCGAGTGCAGATGGACTTACTGGTACAGCTGCAATAACTGAATATGGGCTTTTCAATGCTGCAACAGCTGGAACAATGTTAAGTAGAGTTGTGCAAACTGCTAAAAACCTTGACTGGGATGCAGGAGATAGCTTAACAGTTACGTGGCAAATTGTTGTAGGGTGATTTTTTTAATTTTATATTTTTTAGGAGGGAGTAAAAGTGAATTTGCAAGAAGTTTATGCATATATTAATTAAAAAGAGGGGTTTAAATGGCATGGCTTAACGGATGGACTTACAGAAAAGCAATAACAATAACGGAGCAATCTGGGAGTGATTTAACAGATTATCAAGTAAAAATAGAATTAAATAGTTCAAACTTTGACTTTTCTAAAGCAAATGCTGATGGTAGCGATATTAGGTTTGCAGCAGATGATGGGACAACATTATTGCCTTATTGGATTGAAGAATGGGATAGCGTTAATCAAACAGCAAAGATATGGGTAAAAATTCCAAGTTTGTTAGCAAATTCAAGCATAACGATTTATATGTACTATGGAAACCCATCAGCGGTGAGCGAGAGTAACCCGGACGATGTTTTTGACTTCTTCGATGACTTCGAAGGGGCGAGCGTGGACACAAACAAGTGGGCTATACTGCGAAATGAAGGAACGATAACGGTGAGGGATGGATTACTTGATTTATATAGACCTACTGGAAATAAGCATATACAACTTGAAACAATCGTAACAATAAGTGGAAATAGTTTCCTGGTTGAAGCAAAACAAAAGATAGTACAAACAGGAAATTACTACTGGCATTCTATAGCAATAGGGGATGGGACAACATTTTCAAGTATGGGATTTGTAATATACTCATACTATGAAAGTGCAATATATACCGGTAATACAGATTCTCCACCACGCACAGGTACTTCATCATCGACTGATGGTGACATAATACCAAACCCAACTGGAGGAACTTGGCAAACTGTAGCGTTAGTTGTCAAATCTGGAGAATATCTTAAGTTTAGATATGGAACAGACGAATGGACAACATCAACGAGATATACTGGAATTGGAGGTTCAGGTTTAAAGCTTAGGATACATGGGTATTCAGCAAGTTCATATGCAGCAGAAACTTTATTTGATTGGGTTCGTGTTCGCAAATACGCAGCACAAGAGCCAACGCCAACAGTTGGAGCAGAGGAAGCCCCTATAATATCAGGTATAGTAAAGTTGTCAGATGGAACGCCCGTGAGTGATGCTACTGTAATCTGTATAAGGGAAGACAATTATACAATAGTTGGAGTTACAACATCGCAAACAGATGGGAGTTATGCTGTTTCGGCTGCTGGGGGAGTTAAAAATACCGTTATAGTAATTCCATCTGATGGCACACAA